GAAACTTTGCAATGCTTAGATATCCTAGATGGAGTAAAGGAGCAAGATGTGGTAAGTGTACTTGCTTTATAGATGCGAAAGCTACTTTGTCTAAAGAGTATTTAGGTGTTTGCCCTTTAAATAAATGGGAAGAATGAATGTAGAAATAATTGCTAATAAAGTTTCAGAAGATAAAAAAAAAGAAATAGTAAATGCTGTTGTTAATAACAAAATTTATATGAATTCTTATAGCAAATACAGTCCTGATGATTTATTTTTTTTGTTTAAAGAATGGCACAATCATTTTCCACATATAAAACAAAGAATGGGTTGTATTGGTTGTAGAAAGGCAGTAACAATGTTTTGGGAAAATGTAAATAATTATTGGAATTCACAAAGCTAATATGGCGTCTAGACAAAATAAAGTAGATGTTGTTTTAGAATATATAGATATTGCCGAAGTTGAAATTTTAAAAAGATGGCACGACCCTACTATAAAAGATATTTTAAGACATCTTATAGAAAAAGGAATAGTTGAGCCAAAACGCTTAAGAAATTATATGATTATATATGATTTTGATTGTATGTTAAGAAAAAACGAAGGCAACAGAACCTATACTTTTATGGATTTGTCTATAAAATATGATATTTCTGAAAGACAAGCTCAAAGCATAGTTTACAAAGAAAGAAACAAAGAGGTTGTTACCAAAAATATACTTATCTAAATTTATTCCTGAAACTGCGTAACTTTGTCATAACATAAAAATATTTTTGTGTTTATGAATAAAAATTGGTTTAACATTAAGGCAGAGTCTTCTAGCGAGATTGCTGACATATATATATTTGATGAAATAGGTGCTTATGGGGTAACTGCTCAAGGTTTTATTGAGGAAATAAAAGCTTTTAAAGATGTTCCAATGAACCTTCATTTAAATTGTGTAGGTGGCGATGTATTTGAAGGAATGGCTATCTATAATGTTTTAAGAAAAAGAACAGCAAAAACTACAATATACATAGAAGGAATAGCTGCAAGTATGGGAAGTGTAATTGCACTAGCAGGAGATGAGGTTATAATGGCTGAAAACTCTTTGTTTATGATACACAATGCTTGGGGTGGTGCTATGGGAGAAGCTAGCGAAATGAGAAAAACTGCAGCTTTATTAGAAAAGATTAGTGGAGAGATTGCTGATATTTACATAAAAAAAACAAGATTACCTTATAATAAGGTACAAGAAATGATGGACGAAGAAACTTGGTTAAGTGCTGATGAGGCTTTTAATTTAGGTTTTGTTGACTCTATCTCTGACGCTATAAAAGTAGCGGCTAAATATGATGTTTCTAAGTTTAAAAATATAACAGACAAGGAAATTCAAAATAAACTAAGTGTTAATTTAAAAAGTAAAAAAATGACCGAAGAATTGAAAAATTGGTTTAACGCTAAAGTTGAAGAAATTATTACTAAGGTAAAAGCTAGTAATAAGTCTGAAACTGAAGATGTTAAAGAGGTAGAGGTGATGATGGCTGATGAAAAAGAAGTTTCTGAGAAACTTACAGGATTTGAAGCTAAAGTTACTGAACTAGATAGTTTTGTTGCCGAATTAGTAGGAGAAAAAGAAACTCTTACTCAGGAAGTAGAAAGACTAAACGCTTTATTAAGTAAAGCAGATGCTAGAGGAACTGAGCTATCAACTGATGGCGACCCTGTAGTTATTGAAAGCAAAAAAGAAGAAGAAGATAGTGTGTTCTTTAATGCAATAGCAGCAAAATTAAAACAATATTAAATTAAAATTAAATAAATAAATAAAATGGCAAATATAGCACAACACCAAGTAGGAATGACTTATGCAGGGTCTTATGCGTCAAAAATCATATTAGAACCAATGTTTCGTTCTGATGATATTATGCGTAATTATACTGTCTATCCTAATGTAAAATATAAACAAAATCTAATGATGGCTCCTAAGCTGTCAGGGATAACTGCACTAAACACAGGCTGTGGAACAGCTAACACTTGTGACCCTGCAGGATTTTCTATAGAACAAAAAGTAATTACAGTTTCTAATGTTTCTGTAAAACAAGTACAATGTTGGGACGAGTTTCAAGACCAATTTTTAGTTGAGTCTTACAAATCAGGATTAAATATGCCTGACTTAACAGGAACTCAATTAGCAGATGTAATCTTAAACAGAGTTAGACACGGTATCCAATCAGATGTAGTAAGAAATATGTGGGCAGGAAATACTGCTGTAGGTACTGCAAGTGGAGCAACTTGTTCTTACAGATGGGCAGATGGATTATGGAAAACATTATCAGCAGGAAATGCAATTATTGCAGGTAGCACAACAATGAGAGCAGTTGCTACAACAACTACATTAGAAGCTAATTTAGTAACTGTAGGGGCTGCAATAGCAGGAAGTGATGCAATTACTTTATTAACTGAAATTTTTGATACTGCTTCAGCAGAATTACAACAAATTCCAGCTTCAGAAAAAAGAATGTTTGTAACACCAAATATTTACAATGCTTACTATGGTGCTTTAACAGCAGTTGCAGTTAATGGCGCAGTTGATTTTGGACATTCAGAGGCTCAATCAGGTGTAAACTACGCTAGATTAAGTTTTAGAGGTGTAGAGTTAGTTCCTATGTATGAGTGGGACGTAGCTTTTGCAGCTTTAACAGGTGCTGATGCTCCTGCATTATTTAATCACGCTTCATTTACAGGTGCAAATAAACAAGCAACTCAAGGTTGTATTTATTCTGCAAAAGACAATTTAATTATTGGTTCTAATGTAAATGACCCTGATACACAGCTAAAAATGTTCTATGACGAAGTTTCTGAAAATATGTATATCCGTTCTAACTTTACAATGGGTTACCAATACGGTTGGAATTCTTTAGTAAATGGAGGAAGTTTAGTAAGATAACATAATATTAACTTTAAAAAATAGAATAAAATGGCAATAGATTCAGGATTAATAGTAGACTGTGCTGATTTACAAGCGGTAGGTGGGATAAAACAAATAGTTATATCTGACATTGCAAATGTATCTGCAATTTTACCAACATCATCAGCTAATCATACTATAACAAGTTTAGTATCAAGTGCTTGGGCAAGGTTTGAGTTTAAAGACCAAACTGCAGCTTTAGCAATTAATGCTACAAAAGAAAACGGCACTACCTCTTATGAATGTGGTTTAAGTTTTCATGTTCCTAACATTGATGCAGCTCGTATGACTGCTTTAACTACTCTATCAACAGGGTGTCCTGTTGCTGTAGTCCAAATGAATAGTGGTAAAATGCTTGTAGTAGGCTTTACTTATTTATATCAAAATACGGCGGCAGCAGCAACTTTTTGGAAAAGAAACCAAACTACAGCAAACCTTACAGCAATGGAAGGTGGAACAGGTGCGGCTTACCAAGATGAAAATGGTATTACTGTTACTTTAACAGCAGTTCAATATGAGCTGCCTTATGAGTATAGTGGTGCTATAACAGTAGCTGCTGATGGTTTATCAGCAACTTTAAGTTAAACAAGTAATTTAGATAAAGCAGGGAGTTATTAAAGACTCCCTGCTAATATCTTTTTAATTATGTGTGATTGTGATAAAATAAATATATTATCTTTACCTTCACATTTAAAAATATATACTATTATGGCAAAATATAAAATAAAAAAAGAATACGAAGAATTAAGCTCTGAAGTAGGAAATTTTGGTAAAGTTTTGTGGAGTGAAGCAACTCAAGAAGTTTTGTCTTATCTTTATGAAGAAAGAGAAATGAAGTCTATAATTACTAAAATATCGTCTAATGAAGAAAGCAGCGCAAAAAAAACAAAGTCAATTAAGAAAGACGACTAAAAAAAGTAATACATTTGAGTTTGGAGTTTTTGATTTAGCTATTCCACCAAATATTACTGAACCAAAAAACTTAAATAATATCTCTACCAAGTGGGTTCCGTTTGGTGCTGATAATTTATTTCCTCAATATTTAGCAGAATTAAAAAGAAAATCTTCAACGCATAGAAGCGTTTTAGCGCAAAAAACTGTATTTACAAGTGGGGCAAAATTTGTTTGTTCTAACGATTCTTTAAGAGAGTTTATAGAAGATGTAAATGCAGACCAAGAATCATTAAGAGATATATTTAAAAAATTAGCAGACGATTATTATACGTTTGGTAATGCTTATATGGAGTGCGTAAAATATGAAGGCGGTGTTAACCTATATCATATAGACGCCACAACAGTAAGAATGTCTAAAAGCAAAAAAGAAGTTTATGTAAATTCTGATTGGTGTAAGTATTGGAACAATGAAGACAAAATGTATAGGCTTCCTATATATCCTAGAGTTGCTCACAATAAATTTGTTATACACTTTAAAGACTATGAGCCTACATTTAATTTTTATGGCTTACCTGATTATGTTGCTGCACTAGAACATATTGCTGTAGATTACGAAATTGGAAAATGGAATCATACTAAATTTTTAAATGGCTTTCAACCTTCAGCTATTGTAGAAATAAATGGAGATATGGGCGAGGAAGAAGCTCAAAAAATGGTTAAAGAAGCACAAAAGAAATTTGTAGGAGAAGGAAATAATGGTAAAATATTATTTATAGTAAAAAATGGAGATACATCTCCTGCTAATGTTCAGATTATAAAAGACGACCAAGAAGGTAGTTGGATAGATTTACAACAAATTACAGACCAAAACATCATTACAGCTAACAGGTGGCAACCATCTCTTTCGGGTATTGTTAGCTCGGGTAAAATGAATAACACAGGTAGTGAAATTAGAATAGCTTATGACCTTGTAATGACTACTGTAATTAGAGATACATCAGAACTTATTTTAAATGGAATTAGAACGGTACTTTATAATGAAATGGGGTATGACCCTAAAGATTTAAAAATTCATTATGAGCCGCCAATATCTTACGCAAATGATGTAGACATCAGAGAGGTACTAACTATTAACGAGCAAAGAATGTTAATAGATGAAGATTTACCTATGCTAGAAGATGGCGATATGTTTGTTTCAGATAGAGAAGTTATAGTTGTTGAAAAAGATGAAGACGGAGATGGTAAAATAGATGAGTCAAAAGAAATAACAGTAGAGCAATAAAATGGGAAATACTAACAATATACTACATTAGTTTCAGCAGGAGAAGTAATTGAAAAAACATTTACTAATAAAAATACAGACCCTGTTTTAGTTTCTGAAAATACTATTGTTCTTTCAGAGCTTGCTCATTTAAGACCATTGCTTGGAGAAAAATTTTATGCAGAATTAAAATTACAACACGATAACGGAACTTTAACTGCTGCTAATCAAACTTTTATGACTTATTATCTTGAAGATACTCTTTGTTGGTATGTTAGATTTGAGGTTGTAAACGATATTATGAGCAATATCACTTCTAGTGGCGTAGTTCACAATGTAGATGAGTTTTCTAGAATTATAACTCCAAACGATTATAATACTTTTAAGCAGGATACATACAGAAAAGCAGAAATTTTTGCAAACGATATGATGGACTTTTTAAATGGTGCAGACCAAGCAGGTTTATATCCTACTTATAA